GAAGATGCAGGTCTACGAGAACGGCCGGTCGTGGCGGCTGTCGCATCACAGCCTGCGGCACGGCGGCTGGATCAACGACGGCGCACCGTACTTCCGGCGGGACATCACCTGCGCCAACCCGATCCGCACCCGCATCGCCCAGACCGCCAGGTTCGACATCGCGTCGGATCAGCCTGAAGACGTCACCTGGGTCAACCAGCTGCGCGCCGGCGGCCTACTCCAAACCGAGGTATTCGTCGACCGGGTCCTCTACCACTACTGGTGGGTTCCATTGCAGTCGGCGTGGACGAACCCTGCGGTGCAGATCCGCCGGACAGCGCCCGACGGACAGCCTTGGCGGCCTCTGGCCGTCGACTCGCCACGCTTCGCGTGGCATCCAGCCAGCCCGTTCCCGGAGGAGTAGTGATGGCCGACATCCTCATCATCGTCCCGGCCCGGACCCGTACGTGGAACATCGAACGGCTGCTGAAGGGCTGGACCGACACCGGCGCCTGGGGCGTGGCGGACCTGCGCGTCGACGTCGACGCCGACGACCCGGCCCTCCCCGGTTACCTGGCCATCGACCTGCCCGCCGGCGCGCGGGTCGTCGTCAACGACCCGTGGCGGCCGTGCATGCACAAGCTCGAAGTCGCGGCCCAGCAGGAGGTCGGCTCCTACTTCGCACTCGGGTTCATGGGCGATGACCACCTGCCGCGCACGGACGGCTGGGCGCAGCGCTGGCTCGAGGTGCTGCGCGAACTGAAGACGGGCATCGTGTACGGCCGCGATGGCTACCAGGACGAGCGGTGCCCGACACAGTGGGCGACGACCAGCGACATCGTCCAGGCGCTCGGCCGGCTGTGCCCGTCGCCCGTGGAGCATCTCTGGTCCGACACCGCGGTGCTCGACCTGGGCAAGGCCGCCGACTGCATCCGCTACCTGCCGGAGACGTTCATCGAGCACATGCACTACGTGGTCGGCAAAGCGCCCCGCGATAAGCAGTACGAGCGGGTCAACAGCCGCGACCAGTGGGACCGGGACGAGGCCACCTACCGGGCGTGGCAGCGCGACCAGCTCCCCGCCGACGCCGCCGCTGTCCGGGCGCTGAGGGAGGCCGACCATGGCTGATCTGGCGACGACCTCGGATCTGGCGGCCCGTCTCGGCCGTTCGCTGACCGGCACGGAGACGACCCGTGCCGCCCCCTATCTGAAGGACGCCAGCGCGCTGGTGCGTAAGTACACCGGGCAGACCTTTGCGCTCGTGACGAACGACGCGGTGATCCTCCGCCCGGTCGGCGCCTTCTTGGTCCTGGAGCAACTGCCGGTGACCGCGGTCGACTCGGTGTCCGGTGTGGACGAGGACGGGACCGTTGGCGACCCGATCACCGGCTGGGTGTTCGACGGCATCGACCGTATCGACATCACCCGAGCCGGGTTCGGCTTCATCGCGAGCCCGTGGTGGCCGTGGCCGGACGGGCCCGAGTCGTTCCAGGTCGTCTACGACCACGGCCCCGCAGCCGTCCCCGACGACGTAATCGGCATCGTGTGCGGCATGGTGCTCGACGTCCTGCTGTCCCCGTCCTTGGTGGCGGGGCTGAACACCGAGCGGGTCGGCCAGTACTCCTACGGCATGCAGCAGGGCGGCGGCGGCACGCCCGGCGCGAGTGTCAGGCTGTCGGAACAGAACAAGGCCGACCTGAAGCATTACCGGACCCAGGCCGGATCTGTGCAGGTGCGGGTGTGACCGCCGCCCTGCCCGCGTCGCTGCTAATCCACACCGTGTCATGGATCGTGCCGACCACCTCGACGGACGCCTACGGGAACACGGTCAAGACCTGGGGCTCCGGCACGTCGATCTCGGGCCGGGTCGAGCAGAACAAGGCCGACGAGCCGCGCGAGGACGGCCGGGACGCGGCCGAGCGGGAGTGGACGCTGTTCACCAACCAGGACGGCATCTCGGCGAAGGACCGGATCGTGTTCGGGTCGCTCACGTTCGAGGTGGAGGGCCCGCCGGCGCCGACCTACGGCGCAACGGGCTTCCACCACGCTGAGGTCCACCTGCGTCTCGTGGAGGGCTGACATGGCGAAGCTGGTCGACTACCGCGAGAACCGCCGGGGTCTGGTGAAGCTGCGCGCCTCCCGCGAGGTGGACGAGATGCTGGAGCGCCGCGCGGACCGGGTCGCTGCGGTGGCGCAGGCCGGCTACACGGCGGCGCTCGCCGGTTCGCCCATCACGCCGGTGGTCGAGGTGCTGCAGGTCGACTCCGACACGAACGAGCCCCGCGCCCGGGTCGCCGTCATCGCGAGGCATCCGGCGGCCATCCGCATCGAGGCGCGGCACCGCATCCTCGGCGGGGCGATCGACGCGGCAAGGGGATAGCTGTGGCCTTCCCTGACGCCGTCGCCCTGGTCATCACCTACCTCGACGGCCTTCACAGCGTGCCGGTCAAGTCGCGCATCCCAACCCCACGCCCCGCGGAACTCATCCAGGTCCGTCAGGTCGGCGGGGCGTGGCTGCCGCCGGTGCGGGACTCGATACGCCTGGACGTGCTCACCTGGGCCGCGACCGAGCCGGCCGCGTTCACCCTCGGTGAGACTGTCCGCCGCCAGATGCACGCCCTCCAGGGCGCCTCGACGCTCGGCCCCGTCTGCTACCGGGTCGAGGAGTTTATGGCACCCCGCCAGCACGACGATCCACTCGTGCCGGACAACTTCGCCCGCTGGGCCACCTACAGCCTGACTCTGCGGGCGAACGACGCGATCCACGCCTGATCTCCGGCTTCTGCGCGGCCGGCAGTCCCATCACTACCCAGCCGCACGGAGGCAACCATGGCGCTCGACGCCGCCAATGTCAGGGTCGCCAAGACCGGCGCCGTCTACATCGCGCCCCTTGGAACCACACTTCCTACCTCGGCCGGGGGCGCGCTGGACTCCGCGTTCACCGACCTCGGTTACGTCAGCGAGGAAGGCGCCAACTTCACCCCGTCGGAGACGGTCACGAAGATGCGCGCCTGGCAGAACAACGCGATCGTCCGATCCCTGTTCACGGAGACCGAATACACGTTCGGGTTCGTGCTGATCGAGGACAAGGGCGCGGTCGCGAAGTGGTGGTACCGGGCCGACTCGATCGCCGTCGCAGGCTCCGGTGAGTGGACGCTGACGCCGGACAGCGCGAGCACCGGCGTGTTCTCCATGGTGGTCGACGCCGTCGACGGCTCGAAGCTGAAGCGGTTTGTGGTGGCCCGCGCCGAGATCACCGAGCGCGGCGAGCAGGTGTTCAGCAACGCCGACGCGGTCGGCTACAACGCGACCGTCACCTGCTACTACGACTCGACCCTCGGCGCCCCGTTCAAGCCGTACGTGGCGGATTCGGCTTGGGGCTACAGCTGACCCGACAGACACCCGCCCATCCCTGCCGCGCAGACGGGGATGGGCGGGCCCGCACCCATCTGCGCACACCGTAAGGAGATCTGCGCATGTCTCAACCCTTCGACCTCGATGCCGCCGTTGGCGAGCAAGTCGGTGAGCCGTTCGCCTTCACCTGGGGCGGCAAGGGCGGTTTCAGTGTCGCCCCGCTCCAAGCCAGGGACATCGAGGTCCAGATTCAGCTGATCGACGCGATCGAACGCATCGAGTCGATCTCCAACGAGCCGAGAGAGATTCTCGGGGTGTTCGCCCTCGTCGTCGGCGACGACCTGCTGGCGCAGATGCGTGAGGTCCGTCCTGTCGGTGGTGCGGCGCTGATCACGCTCATCAGGGCGTGGATCGCCCACGAAGGCGGCGCGCTGGGAAAATCCGAGCCCTCGTCGACTTCCTCCGCGAGCACGGCGCCGAAGTCGAAGCCGACCTCGCGTTCCACGCGGGGGCGCAGGACCAGCTGAACCGGCTCGGCCGCGGGCTGACATGGCGCCGGCTCGACGTGCTCGTTGCGGCGCTAATGAAGACCCCGGGCACGTTGCTGCACCGCAAGCTCACCGGCGAGGACTTCTCGATAGACCAGCACATCCTCGCCGCGATCGCTGACGGGATCGCGATCGGGAACTGGCAACGGCAGGGCAAGCCGGGCGCGAAACGGCCGCCCCGGATCTCGCCGTTGGGGAAGCGCCGCCGGCGCAAGGCGCCGGCCCAGGCCGCCAGCGGGCGCACGCAAAAGGACATCGACGGGCTGCTGACGGCCATGAAAACCGGAGCTTTCAGCGGGGGGTGAGTCGCCGTGGCCGAGGTATTTCGTTGTGGTCACCCGCGTTCGCCAGAGAACACCGCGAAGAATGGCGGCAAGTCGAGTACCGCGTGCAAGCAGTGCAAGAGCGAGCGTGCGCGGGGCGCCTACCAGTCACGCTTGCCTGGCCGGTCTGCCCCCGAGTTGGCTGGCCACGGTCAGCGCGGCTGCGACGTCGAGGGATGCCGAGGCATCCACCTGGCCCGAGGGCTGTGTCGTCGCCACTACGCAGAGAGAAAGCGACGCGGGAGCATTGGCTCCGCGCCTGCCGCCGCGGCTCCCTGTAGTGAGCATGGCTGCGACCGTCCCGCGGCGGCGCGGTCGCTATGCAAGGCGCACTACACCCGCGCGAGGAACGCGGGTATGCCACGCGTACAGCAGATCAATGCTGGCGCCGAGTGCTCGGAGCCCGGCTGTGGCCAGTCGGCCCACGCGCGGGGCCAGTGCCAGGCGCACTTCAACTACTGGCGCGCCATCGAGCGCTACGGTGTTGACCGCGCCGGGTACGACCGCTTGGTCGCGGCCCAGGGCGGACGTTGCGCCATCTGCGGCACCGCCGACCCCGGGCCCGGCTACGAGCGCTGGTCGATTGACCATGACCACGCGTGCTGCCCTGGCAGCGAGTCGTGCGGCCATTGCGTTCGTGGGTTGCTCTGCCGCAACTGCAACGTCGGGCTGGGCCACTTCGACGACGATCCCGATCGACTTCTAGCGGCGACAGCCTACCTGCTGTCACGCGCGGATGTCCTGCGTATGGCTGGTGGTGAGCGGCCATAGCGGACGAAGTTGGCCAGGCGTTCATCTCCATCGTGCCTTCGCTGAAGGGGTTCTCCGCCAAGCTGAAGGCCGACCTGCGCCGCGAGCTCGGTGGGGTCGACCCGGTCGTCGGTGACGCCGGGGACAAGGCCGGTAAGACGTTCGGCTCCCGGATGGGCGACTCGCTCAAGTCCGGCATGGGTCGCATCGGGCAGATCCTCAAGACCGGTCTGGTCGTCGGCGGTGCCGCGACCGCGGCCGGTCTGGCGGCGTTGACCGGCTTCGGGTTGAAGTCGGCGGCCGCGCTCGAGCAGACCACGGTCGGCATCGAGGCGCTGCTGGGTTCGGCCGACGACGCGAAGGTGTTCCTCGGCGAGCTGCAGGAGTTCTCGAAGAAGACCCCGTTCGAGTTCTCCGGGGTGGCGGACGCGTCCCGGCGGATCCTGGCGTTCGGCCAGTCCGTCGGGATCGCCCGCGACGAGGTCATTCCGACTCTGTCCACGATCGGCGACCTGGTCGCGGTGTTGGGCGGTAGCCAGGAGAACATCGACTCGGTTGTCCGCGCGCTGGGACAGATGGCGTCGAAGGGCAAGCTGTCGCAGGAGGAGATCCTGCAGCTGGCCGAGGCGCTGCCGGGTTTCAACGCGAACGCGGCGATCGCGGCAGAGCTCGGGGTGCCGGTCTCCGAAGCCCTGGAGATGATCACCAAGGGTGAGGTTGATGCCACGACGGGCATCAACGCGCTGCTGAAGGGCATGGCCGAGTTCCCCGGTGCGGCCGGGGCGATGGCCAAGCAGGCCGAAACCCTGCAGGGTGTGTTCTCGACCTTCAAGGACACCATCGGCCTGGCGCTGACCAACGCGTTCACCCCGGTCATCCCGGCGATCAAGCAGGCGTTGACGGACGTCACGCCGGTGCTGGGCGATGCGATCGATCAGATCGCGCCGATGCTCGGCGGGCTGCTGACGTCGCTGCTGCCGATGGTGGGTGCGCTC